TAATCGTAAGCAATCGTTAAAGGCTTAATGAATGGTGTCTTACCATCAGCCGTTGTACCTGTGTAAACCCATTGACCGCTTGTAGCCGTAACATTATTGCCATCTTCGTCTTTTGGTGGCTCAATATCGTTAGCGTGCCATATTGCTTGTGTGTTTTGGTCTACATCGTTAGCAAAATCACTCTCAATGATGTTTAATGCGTCCATTTCAGGTATCTGACGCTCAAAGCATCCCATCCTGTCTACATCCCTTACCCACTCGATAATGTTGATTATTCCGAATGGATTGATTTCGCCGCTTCTATCGCCAAAATTCCATATTTCTTCCTTCAACGGCTCTCCGTTAATAGTCTTAACAAGGTTTTCAACGATATACACTCGTTTATCGGTTATTGCTGTGAAATACTTGTTGCCAAAATCGTCAACTCTGTATGTCACACCCACCATAACCCTATGGTCTGCATATCTGCTTGACCTAACCACAAATGCGTATCTCGGATCTATGACGCTGTAGGTAAATGGACTTTTGCCCTCTTTCCACCTTGTATTAAGCTCTAATGCCGTATATCCAACACCTGTTATCTCGACATAGCGTGACAACTCTGCTGTCTTTTTACGGACATTCTCGGCTGAAAAGCACTCGTTAAGTAAAGCAATTGCCTTTGGCTCAACATCTGAACCGCTGTCAACCGAACCTCTCTGTACAAGCGTTATTGGATTGCCCCAATGATAACTACGCTTGAAGTTGGTTATTTCGTTAGCCACATTGTCAATATCGTGTATGTCAATATCAGTTCTAACTGTCTTTTCTCGCTTTAGTGGCTGATTTCCACCTTCGTACTCTAACAAAAAGGTCATTTCTTGCCTATTTGTTTCGTGTAAGTTGATAACAGACCTCAAAATCTCTTTGATATTTCTGTCTGTCACTTCCTCAACATCGGTGTAAAGGGTGCGTCTGCCTATGTAATTTGTCGGATTGTTGTTTAGGTCATTCATCAATAAAACCTCATTCCACTACTCGTTGTACGCATCGAATTATCGTCTATCTCCGACAACTTCAAGTTGCTAGGGTTGAATTTGTAAAACTTTCTGCAAGTGTGACACTTGACAGTAACCTTCGATTCTGACTTCCCATCATAGCGATAAACGATATTCCCACATTCAGGACATATAATATTTATACTTTTCATCTTTTCTCCAAACAAAAAAGTGCAAAACCTTTAATGGCTCGCACTTTTCATACTTATCTATGTTAAACTTAATATGCTACTTTTGAAAATGCAAGCACCTTTTAGTGCCAAATAGTGCCATTTAGTGCCAAACAAGGACATTTTATTCTTTTTTGCGATAACATTCGCCATATCTTTCGTCAAATTCTTGTATGGCAGCTCGCTTGTATCTCTTTAGTGTGCGCTCTGTTGTGCCTAGTACAGCACTTATTTCGCCTTCGGTTAAGCCTTGTATATAATAATAATCAAGCACTAACCCATACTCGAACTTGCTCATACTTGCTAACTGACGCTCTATCGTGCCTTTTAACTTGACATAATCAGCGTACTGTTCGGTCATAAGGCGTTCATACTCGTTTGCTTCGATAATCGCACTCTCCATCTTGTCATAACGCTTTGAAGTCTGCACCCTATCTCCGCTACCATCGGTGTTTAGTCCGGTGCCTATGGCTATGTTGTGCCATTCCTCTGCTTTTTCGAGTAACCTCTTAAACCTTAAGTCAGCATACTTCAACTGTCCTAAATAACTTGCTATTGTCATTCCTCTACTCCTTCCTAAAACGGCGATTGCATTATCATTGTCGGTCGCACATTGTACTTGCGCTCTACAAACTTCGCAAAGTTGGCTAACCCATCAGGTACATCATCGTGTGGGTTTTTACCTGTCTGCGTATATCCAAACAGCCAATACATCATCTGTCCATAATCTGACTTCTTTGCATACAATTCAGGATCTTTGAACAATATGTTTTTCTTTACCCAATCGCTATAAGTGATTATCCTTGTTTCTTTGTTCGTTGTAGTCGGTTTTGTGGTTATGTTGCAATCCCAACCTCTGTTTTTAACCATCTTCGCCACTTCAAACGCTACTCTATCGCCACCAGCATTACTCTCAAACTCGACTTGTTGCATCTTGTTGTTTACGATTATGTCCGTCAGCTTGTTGTATTGCCTTGTGTAGTTAGTTGTATCGTCACACACACAATCCACTAGGTAATAGTCATTATCGTACTGATACAGGCAAGGTAAAAACATATAGTCTGTACCCTTTGCCTTTGTATCACATACGCCTATGATTGCATCAGGCTCTTTGTTAGGTAGCTCTGTGTAATATCTCATTTCGTCTTTGTTGTACAACAAGCCTTCACGCTCTATTGGTTGCCCCATATATAGCGCATTGAATGACATTTCTTCCATAATCGCTTGCTGTTCTTTGAAAAACTTTGTCTTAAAGCCGTTGAAACGATACTTGAAATTGCTCTGTCCGTGTTCGTCAAGTGCCGGTACATTGATAAACCTCGTTCTATCGTTATCAGCGTGTATATTCTGCAATCTGCCGATAACATCGTGTACACTCCACCTTGTCGCTATGTGTATCTCTTTGCAGCCTTCAAGCATACGCTGTCTTGCATCTACAGAATACTTCTCCCACAACTTGTCAAGCTGATTCTTGTTTAAGGCTTCTTCGATACCGCCTATCAAATCATCACAATACAGATAGCGGTTACAACGCACTTTACCGGCGTTCTTAGCACCTACTGATGTGCATTGTAGGCTCGAAAATGGCTTATAGGTGTTGAAGTTAATCGTCTGCCTTTTAGCGTTTACTCCGTACAAGATAACAGGTTTTACAAGCCAACATTGAGCGTAGTTGTATTCCTTGTCATTCGTGGTTATATCCAACACTCCATCGTAAAACATTCTCGTTATATCGTCAGAATGTGAGTAGAAAAGGCTATAATCTGCTATGTGTCTGCCTATTACCCACGCTGCAAAGAATTTTTCAAGCGTTGTGTTGTGAGTGATTATATAATCATCCGTGATATACAAGTGACTAGGACTATCAAGATATATACACTTTGTTGGTTCAAATCCTATAAATTCAGTTTTTGTGATAGCATAAAAGCACTTATCATCAGCAACAGGCAACTCAATCTTGTGATTCTCGATTTTATCAAGAATAGTATTCATGTCTATTGTGCGATATGCTCCGTCTATAAGGACATTCCACAAGTGAGAAGTGTCACATCTACACTTTTTGCCGTTTTCTAGTGTTATCTCATAGACTTCCATGTTGTCATGTGGAAATACACCAATGACGGTTGCTACACATTGCTCATATTTGCCATAAGGAGAAATAACCTTTGTGCCTACTTCAACCTCACTCATTGTTATAAATCCATCAGGTGTAAGCACTTTCGCATAAAGTGGCTCGCCCTTACCTGTACCCGGTGGGAGTGATAAAGCCAACAAATCCAATTTATCATCCTCTAACGCTTGCATACTCTGAATAACGCCATGTTTCCACAGTATTTCTCGCTTTGGCAAGTAGAATTGGCTTCTAAATGACCTTTTTCGTTCAAGAAACAGCATAAAACTGTCAAAAAGGTGTTCCGCTTCAAGCTGTAAGGTGTACCAAAAGGCTTCTAGCTCTTGCGTACTTGTGTTATTCTGCCTTAACAGCTCGTCTAATTGCCAAATTGACATTGGTTTATTGGTTTTCGGATCAATTGCATCCTTTGTAGCCAACTCAATAGCCATTTTCTTTGCTTTTCCTGTAAATCTATTGCCTAATTCGTGGTTATTAAACTCAAAATGCGCTTTAATTCCGGCTTTTTGTGCTGCATCTATCAACATCAGGCTCGCACCATCGAGTTTATAGGCATAGTCAAGCTGTCTGTCATACTCTATGAGGTCTGCTAAACCGTTGACTTTGTAATTTCCACTTTCTTCTGCCATCAAAACACCCTACTTTCTCTTACTTGCTAGGTTTTGTTGTTGTTGATTGACATATCTTTGCTTTTTTTGGCGATTTTCAAGAACTTGATTGATTTTTTCAAGATATTTCTCGTCTGTATTCACTCTACGCAACGAGATTAAGACATAAAACGATAGATTTTGTGGTACTTTCTTCGCTAATGACAAACATACCACTCTCTTAGCTGTTCCGAAACTCTCTAAGTGTGTATGTGCGAACCCATCCATCAGGATATTCTGCACTATATAGCCACTTGACTTAGTTTCGTATATCACAAATTGCTTTTTCTTGTATATTCTTCGCAATTTTCACGCCCCTTTTATAAATATTGCCCCGGATGTGTTAGTCCGGGACAATGGTTTAAGAATATTGGAGGAGAAGTATCTCTATTCTCAATCAGGAAGATAGGTCTTGCACCTATATAGGCTAATGGCAATAAATATTCGAAATTGTGAGGTATCTATCAGCGTTTTTAAGAAAATATGGCAACTAAGTTCCTTTCGGACAACACTATCAATTGGTTTAATACTGTTCTGCGCCTGTTTTACTTTTAAACTACTTCCTGATGTGGCGTTATAACAATCTATTTCGCTATAACACCACTTTGGTAATCGTCACATGTTTTTAAGGGAGGTTATAACTACATCACGATTTATCGGCAAGTAAAGGTGTTGCACCTTCAAAGTATATTGCTTAATGGGGGCTAACAACGGTACTCTGCAACTGTGCCTTGCCGTTATGCGCCTATCTGCTGACAGACGCTTAAGTTGAGCGAGAGGGGTGTTCAACTTTATTGTGCTTATTCTTCGCCACTATTCGCACTATGCCTTTGTTGTGTAGGGATTGAGAAACCATTAATACTATCAAGGGGAGTATATAACTAGCGAAAAGGCATATTATTCTTTGTCAGGTAATCTATCTCAAACTCGATATACTGTCTTGCTTTCTTCAAGTCCTTTATAGCTGATTCCTTTTTACCGGCTCTTGCTATGTACTTGATCGCATTACCGAGATTAAAATTCAAATCCCACTCTCTAATCACATCCTTTGGCTGATAATTGCTAAAACAATAATGCTTTGGCTTGCTTATCTCGTCAAATTCTGCCGTTCCCACATCGGCTTTATTCTCACTCTCCCCCTCGTCTATCTCCTTTGGTGGGTTGATAAAGTCTGCTACCCTAACATAATCTCCATCATCCCCTATATCCGTTGCTAACTCATACGCCTTTTCGGCTGATATTGTGATATACTTTGCTGCTCCCTTGTCAGTTACCACAAACTTGTATGCCGTTAGTTCGTCTTTCAAAATCTGCTTCAACGCTTCTTCCGTTGTCGCTATTG